AACCATTAGTACTAATGAATGCAGCCAACATACATAAGCCATAAACTGTCCAAGGCTTATCATTATATGTTTTAGAATAGCATATATCAGCATAGATCCAATTTGCTATACTTATACCAAGGAATGATAAGAAAATCAACATAACCATAATTGAAACTCCTCGGGCTGGATTCGAACCAGCGACATCGAAATTAACAGTTTCGCGCTTCTACCAACTGAGCTACCGAGGAACATGATTTATACTACCTGACAACCACCTGCACTGCAAGCAAATTCTTTAGCAGATTCTGTGTTGTCTTCCATCTCATATTTCATGAGATCATTAAAGTTAACCTTGACCTTTGGGTGGGCTGCATAGGTTGCAGAATCAATTTGCTCAAACGGTGCCTGAGCATATGTATGATTATCACCACCCGGTAAGAATGCAATACCTGTTGCCATATCAAAGTTCTCCCACAACCAATTGCCTACTTCAAGGAATTCACTGTCCTTGTAGTTGACGGTAACAGAAGGCTTGTGATGACAGTAATGTTCTTGATATGTTTTCCACAGATCAAGATGGTCAAGTGCACGAAGATCTTCTGTAGTAACAGTACCACGAGGAGCCTTCATTGCAAAAGTAAATACGGCAGTAGAAGTTGGGTTTATCACATCATCCTCGCACGGGACTCCTTGATCCTTCATCAAGTTATACAAAGGATCTTTCTTGTCCAATCGGATTCTGCGGAAATAATAATCCGCATAGCGTGGATGTAAACCCGAAGCTGAATCCACTAAGCAAGAAGTAGTGCCTTCTGGCTTGACGCAAGTGATTGACTTGCTAGGATTAATACCCAACTTCTCTGCCCATTTGAGATTTGTAGCCGTTGCATGGTCACGAAGATTCTCAAGAAGTCGAACAAGTTTTGGCTTACCGTCAAGACCGCTGGTAAGTTTATTATCAAAAATTCCTGTCATGGAGACACCAAGCAATCTTTCCTCTTCACAGTTCTTCTTCCAATCAGGACGAAGATAAGGAAATTTCACAAATGTAGACTGAACAGTTCCAATAATAGTGGCAATTTCAATCTTCTTCTTTAGGCTTGCAGCAGTGTCATCGATACGAACTACGACCGTTGAAAGATTGCAAAATTCAAAAGGTTTCAAAATAATTTCTGCACATGGATTGGTACCATATTCACAATCCGGGTCTCGCCCAGACTTCGCTGCTTGCTCTTGAAGTGCCCTACGATTGATCATACCGCGTTCTCCGCTGTGGGAGTTGTACAGAGAGGTCCACTCCTCAAGAAACTGTCCCATGGGGGGTCTTCCGCGATACACGGCTGAGTTATTGGCGTAAGACCGGAACCCGGCTTGCTCCCACCATGCGCCACTCTTGCACATGGCAATTTCACGGTCTCCCAGGTCACTGAGAGAGATCATAGCGGATCTACGGACTCCACCCACGATTACGGCATTAGCGATGGCACAGCAGGTGTCGTGGCACTCAAGAGCCGAAAGTTTACGTCCCTGTGCATTGTAGAAGACCTTTACTATAAATTTGAATAAATTGTCTAGTGGAGCAGGACCAGAAGCACGACCACCAAAAGTTTTAAGTCGTGCACCAGATGCTCTAATTTTTGACAAGTCCCATTTAGGATGCTTACCAGCATAGAGATCACTGAACAATGTTTTAATTGCATCTCCCCAACCTTCCTTTGAATCTTCTACAACAATTATCTTATCAAAATTCTTTACAATCTTGTTAGCAACAGTTGGGAGTTTGTCTGTATATTGTCTTTCAACAGAATACCCAGTACCTGTACCATTCATGAGAATAACAAATAGTTCTGCAAATGAATCAATAGAATCAATAGGAAGGTATGAGCAATTATATAGACATGTGTTGTCATGATCTAGTGCTTTACCTGCAGTCATGAGACTACGCATAGAAGGTAGCACTTCGAGTGATAGAATTGCTTCACGTACATCGGGACGTTCGAGTAACGATGGAACTTTAGTGGTGAAATAATCCCACCAACGATCTACGCATTCTGTCCACGTCTCTCTGCGATTTTGTGAGTTGATCCAACGTGAATAACGAGAGATAAAAATAAATTCTTGAAATGGTGATAAATTTGTCATGTGTTATCCTTACTAGTCAGATGTTCCCAAGATACAGGGAAGAACGGAGAAATCGATGCGGCAATCGCATTGGCATACTCACGTACTTCCCATTGAGCGTGTGCCTCACTTCGTTGTGTGTAGACCCGAGCAAAACCCGCAAGTGATCCAGTCCACCACCACTCCGTATACGCGCCTTGTGGTAAGACGGATCGCGCCTGTTCTGGGGCGACACCCTGTTCCAAAAGATTTTCATATGTTTTCAAAGCTCCTTCGAGAACCATATTATACTCTGTATTCAGTTTATCTTCAACTACAGAATCTAAAATAAAATCTGTGCTTCCTTGTTTTGCCCCAGTGGTTGGTGCTGATCTCCATCTTGGAATATAAAATTCCGGAGTATCAGTTACATATCTACGGCTTACTTCATTTTCTACAAATCCAACTTTGTGTTTAAAAAGTTGAGTGCGAATAAAAATAGGAGCTTTAATTCTTACTGTGATCTGTGGGTGTGCAAAGGGTGTCCAATGTTTATGTTTGGCTAGATAAGAAATTAATTTTTTATCTTTTGCAGATAAGGTATTATCTGTTGTTTTAGAAAGCCAATTAAGTTCCGTATCCCATTCGCTTTCTTTATTAAAAGAAACTCGGGCTGCATTGGCAACCGTTAAATCGGAACCCATCACATCAATAAGATCTACGTGTCCTTTATCGAGGACAGTTATTCTTTGTTTCATAATTTTTTATTACTCGTCTATATTATCGTTGTCAATAAATTTTAAAGATACACCGGGGACATCAACGCTGTCCTTTGCAAACTCTACTGCTCTATTCCATAAATCTATGTCTACTTCTTTTACATATAAACTAAAATAATTATTAAACTGTAAAAAAGCCTGACAAACTTTCTTTTCCATACCATCATTATTGTCTAAATTATCATTTATCATATTAAGATCTTTTCCATGCACCAAATTTTAGTCTGGCTGCATTTGTCGAATAGGTATTACTATCTAGCATTTGTTTCATCTTCTCTGTACCATATTTAAGACATATTTCATTAATATCTTTTTCAGGTATAGAAGGCCAAATTACAATTTTATGACCCTCGTTTATTGCCCTTTCCATCATGTGGTGTAAGACAATATTTCTAGGCTCGTTATCAAATACAAAAATTAATTTACTGTTTTCAATTTTTGTTGGTAGTGGGTCTGGATAACTAGATCCTACCATGGCAATGGCATTCGATACAAACAATGAATCAATCGGACCTTCTACTACGTAAACTGGCTTTAAAGCATTAATGCTGTTCAGCCCATACCATAAACGCTCAATGTGTGGACTCTTGTATGTAATGTATCGAATTTTTGCATTTACTTCAAATGAACGACCCTGAACACCAACAACTCTATCCTTGTCATCAAAAAAAGGAATTACAAGTCTTGGTTCTCTAAATGAAGTTTTAAAAAACTTCTCTGCAATCTTAGAAAAATCTTCTGTAAAATATAAGAGGTGTAATTTGTCTTCTGGTATTTGTCTCTTCATTACGTATTCTCTGGCGTAATGATCTTTAGGGAGATCTGTAATACATTTTCCGATATAGTCTGGAACAATACGTTCCTTTACAACTACATCTGCTGTCATAAACATATTACGACCAATATTCATTTTGTAAGTTTCTAATGAATATTCTTTTGCCAACTGTGGTGACAAGTTTTCTAGAACTGTCTTTACAGTACAACAGAATCCACAGTTATGACACTTATAGTAATACTGATCCTTGTTTACATAAAAATATCCACGAGTCTTTGTTTTATTTTTCTGTGAATCACCACACTTAAAACACCGACACGCTGCCATGTTATCTTTCTTCCACTTGAATTTTTCAAGAGAAGCAGACACCATATTAATATATTTTTTATCAACAACAGTCTGCATTACATCTGCCATCCGGAACTAAGTTGCTTTGATGACTCGGAGATACTCTTGTAATAAGAATCTTCGTTGTTACGCTTGTCCTTGTTACTGCTTTGATTAGAACTAACCATTACAGGCTGTGTACCTTCGTCAACATCATGTAGTTTCATCTTGTTGAATTCGACACCAATAACAAACTTTCTGTTAACAGCAGTTGTGTTATAACGATTCTTGAGTTGCTTAACCATTAGTTGTTTCGAGTCATCCAATTCATCAGTACGAATCAAAGCAACAAAGAAATCTGCAGTTGCGGGAAGACCAAACGATTCTGATGTATCTTCCAAACCAACGTCCGTGCTTGAAAACCCAGATCGATTGACTTGAGTAGCACTAAAGATCGGAAGATCAAACTCAACTGCAAGTCCACGTAGTTCTTCAGCAATAGCCTTGATGTAATGGTAACTGTTCGTGTTACCACCTTGCTTCATTCTCGATGACGAACAGATATTCAGATAATCAATAAAAATGATATCTGGCTTAAACTTCTTCTTTGTACGTAGTTCCTGCAGTAGAATTCTAAAGTGATTTGAGTTTGCTCCACCGGTAGGATATTCTTTGATAATAAGTCTACCTGTTGATTGCTTCTTGAGTTGTTCCATCTTCTTCTTGTACGATGCGATTGGCATAGTTGCAAGATCTTGTACGGGAGTATCAAGAAGATTTGCATCAATACGTTCAGCAATACGTTCTTCTGCCATCTCAAGTGTAATATACAGAACGTTCAAGTTTTGCATCAAACAGGATGCAGCATGATGACACAGAAAAAGACTCTTACCACAGCCTGTACCTGCCATTACAATGTTCAGAGTTTTGGTTGGAGTACCACCACCTGTGATTGTATTGAAATACTCAAGGTCAAACGGAATACGCTTCTCAGTCTTGTTATAAAATTGATAACGAATATCAGAATCTTCGATGAAATCATGACCCACTCGTGTGTCAAAACTAATAGCCAATGCATTACTGAGAATTTCTGGAATAGCAGATTCTGTGTACTCTTTATCTTTACCATCAAGAATATTAATAGAGTTCATGATTGCAAGATGAATAGCCTTTTCCTTACAGAATTTCTCTGTATGGTCAAGTAACCACTCTTGATCTTCACGATCATTGCTATCAAAAATTTCTGTGATTAAACGCAGTGAACCTTTGTATTCTTCTTCGCTTATTCCTTTATGCTTTTCAATCATAAGAATCAAAGCATCTTTAGTTGGAAGTGAAGTGTACTTAGTAACAAAGCTTTCTAAGTTGAGATACAAGACTCTTTCTGCTCTAGAAGCAAAATACTCCTCCTTGATAAAGGGGAGTACTTTACGTGCAAATTCTTCGTTCTTGGCAAGATTCTTAAGAATAATTTTTTCCATAGGAGTCACTGTGCACATCATCTTCGAGATCAATTTGCTCAGGTTCCGCCTGAGTCTTTGTTATAATATCGTCTCGGTTAACAAGCATATCATACAGGATTCTACCCAAGAAGTCAATGAACTCTTGGTTATTTAATTCAACATCAACATTATTTGGATTTTTTAAGAGTTCAACATTAAAATTAATATTTAAGTTTTCTTCTTCCATTTTTATATTAATTTTTTGAAATCTAAATTCTACATCAAGATACGGATCAACTGTAATTTTAATTGGTACTGTATCTAATGCCAAATATTCAGATGCATCGTCTAATATAATATAAGTGTCTTTAAGTTCCTTGTCCATACTTAAACCCTTTTTGAATTTCAATGTCTAGTTTGTCTAAAATTTCTTTTGTAAAATACTTTTCCGGATCTTCATCAATATTTTTCTCAAATGCTTTACTACCATCTGGGAGTTCTACTCTTGTTGAAACCTTCTTGAATATATTATATCCAATTGCAAGGTCTGTCAAGCCATAATATCTACTTAACCCAGAAGTATAGTTAAGTCGTGTTTGCACATGCATGTTTTCTTTAACAAAACGATTCTTGTAATTGGTGCACTTAATAAAGTTACCCACAATACCGTCATCAGTCTTATCCTTACTCTTGGATAACATGATAATATTACTTGCTGCATACTTGATACCATTACCACCACCAAGATCCTTAGTAGGAACATATGAACCAATTACTTGATAAGTATGGTTGGTGAGAAGAAGTGGTATCTTTGCCTTACCAAGTTTCAGCGTAAGAACACGGAATGTAGCCTTCGTAAGTTGTGCCTTGGTCATATCACGCACATCCTTACCTTCAGCCGAATCACTCATTTCTTTGTTTGTCGATAACATTCCCAAAGAATCAAGAACCATAAAGATTGGCTTGCGGTCTTCTTCAGGTGTTTCAAGTACATCATTGACGATCTTGAGAGCCTGGTTCTTGAACTCTTCGATTGTTGCAACAGGAACAACTGCAATTCTTTTGGAATCGATTCCCCGTTGTGCAAACATGTCTGAAGTGATTGCTTGCTCCGTGTCAAAGTAGATGACAACACCGTCTTTGTGGTCTTTGAGAAATTGCGTAGCGATACCAATTGCATAGAAAGTCTTTCCGGTAGCAGGATCTCCTGCAAGACAAGAGATCTTGTTCGCGGGTAGTCCACCATATATAGATCCCGACAACAAAGCGTTCAATACGTATGACCCAGTATCAATGAATCCTGTGACATCTGCACCATCAATACCATCGGCTACGATGGCTGCATCAGGATTGTTTAGTTTGTTTAGTAGATTTGTTAGATACTTTGACATTCTCTTCTTTCTTCTTGTTTGTGTGTTTGTAGTTTTCGTTTTCCCAATACTGTGATGCTTCTATAGCATCACCAAGTCTGTAATAATGTGCTTTGAGTGCATTTTCAATAGCATGAATTCTATTATATAAATCGCGATTGTTTTCATCACCAAAGTTTGGATGATTTTTTAATTTGTGACCTCTATATTCACAATGAGACCTATGTTCATATAATAACATTGCGAATGGCATCTCTTCAATAGATTCTAAAAATTCCTGATATGGGACTTTTAAAATATTATATTCATATTGCCAAGGAATAGTTTTAGTAATAGTAACTTTAGATTTTTTTGTCACTTTGTTTCTTACCTTTCTTATAATTTTTAGTTGTAATGATAATACGCGCATAGTTTTCTTCAACTATGGTGTCATCAATAGTAATTGATTCTACGATTACGTCATCTACGTCATTGACAATGTCAAGTAGTCTATCACCAACCATAATGCATGGACCACCTTCAAAGTCAAATAAACCATCGCCACTCCTAGAAAATAAGGTGTGACCTTCGAGAGTATAGTTTCCGTCTTTACGTTTTCTAAGGATTCGTTCATCACCATATCTAGATTTAAAGGTCTTTACCATTTCTTAACATTCCGTTCTTATGTATTATCCAAAAAAAGATTCAAGTGTAATTTTGTTACTGATCGACCATTTAATAACTTGTAAAATATTGTCGAGAGGTTCATAAAATGTTTTTTCAAACTGTTTCTCTAAATCAATATATTTTTTTAATTCAAATTCAGGAGGACATTTATTGATAAAGCCCATCACACCATCTTTACCATTTTTTCCATATGGGTTTGGAACTTTAACAAAAACAAATTTGATTTTATCATTTTCTTTGATAGAAGGAATTGTTTTGTCGATATGTAACTTTTTAAGATATGCATTGTGTAACAATGCTGCTTTGGTTGCTATTGGTGTACCACCTTTATATATATCATCATTACTGCTGTACTTTGAAATACCTTTAACACCTCTTGGTGAAGCAATATCCTCAATAGGTAACTTGATAAATTCATCGTAAAATGTATTGACATACTTACGTAACTTCTCTTCATTCTGTGTCATGATAATCATGATACATTCTTTGAGTTTTGCTCGAACGATACCCGGAGTACTACTACGAACAGATTCAAGACCCATGATCTTCAACTTAGGTTCACCAAATCTAACACCCTCAAGGTCATTTAACAACAATGCATATTTCTTTTTGGCAACAAACAATCCAACTGATGCGATTGCTTCGCGTTTAAATACAATTTTATTAGCGAGGCAATTTAATTTGGTTGTAAGTATGCTCATACTTCCAGTCAATTCTTTTTGAATATTATTTTCACAAATATTATCAATAAAGGAAGTAACATCCTTGATTGGACTACCTTCAGAAACTCTAGAAATAATATCTTCGAGATTTAAGTACACTGAATCAGTATCAACAGCGATTACATAATCCTTTGTGATCTTGTTCTTCATAACCTTGTTGATATAGGCATTCATCTGCTCTTCGGCAGATCGAATGATAACCTGACCAGTCACAGTAACCGCAGTTGCAAGTTCAGGAGAAGAGTATGTGAATGCAGGATTACCAAGACAGCCATACAGACTGTTTGCTAGAATCTTCTTCACGGACTGACGAATCTTGAGAGCAGCAATCAGAGGAATGAGATTCTTATCTTTGGATATTTCATATTCCTTCTCCAACTTGATCATCTTCTTCTTGGCTTCCTGTCGTTGATTAAAGGTGATCTCAATCAAAGTAGGAATGAATCCCTTTACACCATTTGAAAAGACTGACCCATTACAAGCCAAACATGCATTCTGATCAATAGCATCTTGAATCATATCCGGAATCTCTTTACGATTACTACGCAAAAAGTCATCTGCATTCAATGATGAATTCTTGACAATACAGGTCTCAGGTGAAATGTTCCAACCAATGATAATAGATGGATACAGAGATGTTGCATCGAAACTCACAACATTTTTATAGAGACCGGGAATGACATCCTTAACATATGCACCAATGAACTGCTCGTCCTTAGCGTACTTTGTCTTCAATGGGGGAACAATGTTTTGTTTGGCAAGATAGTCACAACAAATAGTTTCCCAAATACGAGTAGCAAAGAAGACTGTATCAAAAGTGATCTTGGCTTCGTATGCAATCGAAACTGCGAGATCAATTAACTTTAGTTTATCCTCAAGTCGCTCAACCAAGACCACGTCTTGGATATTGTATTCAGCAAACTTTTGAAAGTTTTGCGTATAAAACTCACGCAAAGACCCATACTCGGTATAGTCCAGTTTTTGTTCATCTAGTTCTACCTTTGCTATATTATTTAGGGCGTAACTCTCCTGGTTGGTCCCAGAAAACTTCTTGTACAAATCCATGTAATCCAGAATGGTATATCCAGGAAATTCATATAGTGTGTAGTCTTTACCACCAATATTGGTGATACGCATTTTCATCAGACCAAATGGCATCCATCCTTGAATTTCTTTTTCATCAAAGAAAAGTTTAGCACGACCAATAATATATGGCATGTCAAAGAGTTTAATATTCCACCCAGTCAAAATATCTGGGTCACAGTGTTTCAGAATATCAAAAATCTTTTTAATCAATTCTTTTTCAGATGCAACCAAAATAACTTTACAATCCGGAAGCTTGACCGGTTTCATGGTGATCACATAATTGACACCAGAAATACGAATAGTAACTAAATTTATGCGCTCATTAGGGGCATCAAGGTTAGGGAATCCACCTTCTGTCTCACATTCAAGGTCAAGGTATGCTACTTTGATTTTGGAAAGATCGTATTCCACCTCAGACGGATAAGTCTCCATGATATATTGAGTGATGAAATCAGTGTTTCCATAAATTGGGCAATCATCTAGTTCTCGGTATTGATCAAGGAATTTACGACATTCATATAATGTTTCAAATTCAATGCGACCAACTTTGACACCGGTCAAAGTGGTATACTTGGTTGGTTTGTCGGTACGGACATACAGCGATGGTTTAAATGCTACAGTATCTGTAAAGCGGGTACCATTACGATAGCCGCGAACAAGAACTTTGTTCCCTTTAAGTGCACAGGCTGTATAAAATTTCATAATTATTTGGTTTCTTTGTCTTCCAGCAAGCCCTGTAGTAGAATCATATAGTTAATTACATCAAGAATACTGTCTTGAACACTCTCATTTCCCACTTTTAATTCACCCTTCTTTAGAAAGGTGGAAATACGTGAAATTTTATCAATCACACGCAACATTAATCCTTCTTCCGCACTTGCAAAGCCAAGAATCTCTCCTCTCTTAAAATTAGCAAACGGATCTGTTCCGGATGCATAATCTGCGGACTTGTGACGCATTATTACTAATGCTCGACGGGAAATGTCTTCATGTAGTTGAAATAGTTCATCTCTAGTCATGGTGTACATTATACCAGAATCTACCCCATAGTCAAGAATATAAATATTAATGCACAACATGGAGTTCTAATATATGCTGTTATCTCTCATCGATTATACCAAATTTATAGACATCATTTCTCTTATTATGGTAGGTGTTATTGGTGGTGTATATGGAATTATGAAATTTGTAAAGTCTAGAATAAAAACAGACAATTTTATTGCAATTCATACAGAAATTCATGAATTATTAACAGAACTTAGAGTTACCACTAAGTGCATGAGAGCCAGTATTATACAGTTTCATAATGGGGAATATACGATGGATGGAATTTCCATGCGTAAATTTTCTGTAACACACGAATCCTCTCATAAAGGATACAACTCACAGGTAATAAAATTAAAAGCAAGTTTATGTTCAATGTTTATTCCCTTATTGGTTCATGTTTTAGATAATAAAAATTTAATTTATCCTCTTCGGTCATTACCTGAAAGTTACACCAAAGGGTTCTTTGAAGATGAAAACGTTTCAGATTATGCCTGTCTTCCATTAAAAAATAAAGGTATTAATATTGGATTTATTTTACTTCAATGGCATGAAGACTTTGAGCCACAAATAGAAGAAGAAGAAATTTTAATGAAACATTTCAAGGCTATCAAAGAATCGATTGAGATTCAACTTTCACATCAAA